TTGCAGTAGTATTGGATGTATTAAATTTTGTCTGGATAATCATGTCATCTGGGAACGTAGCACCAGAGGATAAATTAGCAGTACCAGTAAATGTAGGACTAGCCAGTGGTGCTTTTGCATCTAACTGAGTCTGCACATTAGATGTAACACCATCCATGTAATCAAACTCTGCCGCAGTTGTGCCTCCTGCCACATAGTCTGCCAATGTTCTTGCTTTTGTCATGTGTTACTCCGTTGGTTTATTTGCTTCTTCTTCTTTTAGAAAATCTACCCATGCAGTTTTTACTTCATCTGTCCACAACTCTTCTGCTTTGTCTTTTATTTCCTGATGCTCGTTTTCTACCAAAGTCATGTCTGGTGTAAGCACCCTTCTAATAAAGCCACCTGAGTCTGTTATTTCTCTTATTTGGAAATGCTTGTACTCTGTTACAACTTCAATTTTGTCTAAAGAATTAGCCATTAATCTACCCTAAAAGTAATTGTTAAATTCTGTATATATGTATCCCCAACTTCAACATCATCCCAAATTACTGTCGAGTTAGGATCAGGTGAATCTGATTCCAAAAAATAACCCCTAGCAACACTTGCAGATACTATTGGAGTAACGAAAGCATTATCTTTATAATCAAGATCGTGCAAGCATACTGAACCTGTAGTTCTATTAGTAGAAGAGGTTGTAAAAGGTAGAGTATAATAAACTCCACTTGACCCACCAGCAGAACTTGCTTTTAGTTCGATTTGCTGAAAATAGCAATGAACGAATTTACCAATTTTAACGTAGTAGCCAGTGGCGTTTGTTGTTGCCGATTCTTGTGTACCTCCTGAAACAGCATCAAACCATGTTACAGTCCAACTCCCTTCCTCATAATCCAGTTCAGTAGTGCCAATTTCACCTGACTTTGATCCAGCCGAATTAATTACTCCACTCATACAATTCTCCTATGTCCAATCTTGATATATAAAATGTACATTCCAATCACATGAATTACCATGATTATAAACTGTTAAAACATCACCTTCTCGAAGCACAATTTTGTCGTTATACACAAATGTTGTACCTTCTGCTAATCCAAGATGATTAAAAATTGTATTTATTGTTCCACTACCTTGCCAATCTACCTTGCAATTAATATTCTGAGTACCAGCATTTGAAGTGCAATTTATAGTTAGTACAGTAATAATCACATTTGTAGGAACAGCAACGACTCCTGCTGTATTACCAGAACTTCTTATTGAACCTGTTCCTGTTGTTCCTCCAAAATCTATTTTTGCTGTAGCCGCATTATTTGATTCAACTGCCGCATTTCGTAAAACTTCACTACCTGAACCTGATGGAATTGCCATAAGCCTATCCTCCTAATACCATTGCTTGATGTGTTGAGCTTTGCATAAAACTGCCTTTCTGTTTAATTTTCTTATTTGTTGCTGTTTCCATATCGGAACTAATTGTAATACTTGTACCATCTGCCGATATAGAATCTAAAGCTATTGAGCCTACGTTAGTAATATTATTATCACCGAAAGAGACATTGCCATTGAATGTACCACCATTTGCAGAGGAGACAGTATCACTAGGAGAGAATGCTGATAAGGCAACTACCTCAACTACGTCACTTGCCGTTAATGCTGAAAGGCCAGTTATTGTGCTTCCATTGGTGGCCTGAAAGTCCTTGCCAGAGCCTTCAACGAGCTTTACTCCATTGAGATAGACAGAGACTTGTCCAACTGTGTAACTAACTACTCTCCCATCGTCTGCGGTGGTTACAGAAGTTTCGTTGCCACTAGCTGTGAACAGAAAATATTCTGCTTGTCCCTGCCCCGGTGCTTGCCCTAAGTATGCCATAGTTTATCCTTTTGGATATTTAGTTTTTACCACTTCTACTGCATCTGCATGAGTGGATGTGCCGTTCTTCATGTCTTTATATATCATATCTAATTGATCACCAATTTCTGGATACTCTTTCCTTCTATTTCTCACATATTCGTTATCAGACCCGAACTCAGGATGTTCCTTTTCTAACCTTGCTACCTCTGCATCAATTTCTGCCTCAGAAGGTGGGGTCTGCCCACCTAGATATTTCATTTTAGTTCCATCCAATAAGCCAGATAAAGGGCCACCAACTAAGGAATAAATTGCATCATATCGTGTAATCTCATTCATGGCATAACCTCCATAACAACTGTGTGGTGAGGATAAGTAGCATTATTATAAGCCCTTGCCTGTATATCACCGGCTGCCAAACTAGCTATTGCGGTATAGACGTAATGGGTTGCTGTTGATGCGGCTGTGAAAGAACCCACATATGTAAAAATATGAGCACTTGCCGCAGTTCTATTACTATTGGCATTGTGGTCTATACCTAGCTCACCAAAAAATAGTTGAGTATCAACAGTTGTGTCAAGAATAGACCTATCTGTTGTGCCATAATACAAATACTGTTTTTGCATTTTTTCTTCCATTGAGGTGTTGCCTGACCTGTGAGGTTGAGCTACCTGCATACCTGAAATGATATAGTGCCTGCCGGATGTTGCTGAGAAACTCTTGGCATCAGTTGCAACAGTTATAGTTGTAACACTGATTGAACAAGCACCAGAAGATGTATCCTTCCATTTCCACACATTACTAACCATTCCTGAAGTTGCTCCACCTTCCACAGCTTCAAATGCGGGAGGTGACCCTGCACCAGTAGAGGTTAATACTTGTCCGTCAGTACCCGGCCCTACTGCAACTGGATCACCCGAAGCATCATAGGTGATTATCTGACCATCTGTACCACCTGCTGTTTTTGCAAGAGTAACTGCATTATCTACTATCTTTGCAGAGGTTATGGAATTGTCTGGTATATCTGCTGTACTTACAGGAGCTAATGCCCCTCTTCTTCCTAAGTATGCCATTAAGTTATCTCCAAGAAACTCATTATTACATCCACTGAGGATGCAGTGTTTGACGTTACAATGATCTTATCCCCTGTCATAAGCACCACTTTTTGATCACCTCCAAGAAGGATCAAGCTACCCCCTGTGGGTATCGGTGCATCTTTGACTATATGGGTAGTGTTCGTGCCATCATTCAGGGTTGCAGTAACATTAATAACCCCAGAGGTTATATTTGCCATTGTCATCCCGATTAATGTGGTCTGGGTGCTGGCAGCTACAACTGCACCAACATCTGTTGGGGATGTGCCGACTGCCCTGAGTGTTCTATTTTTAAACGTATTTGCCATAATTTATCCTATAAACGGTGTAAGCACGATGCCAAGAGCTATTGCCATTGCTACTCCTGAAGCATTGGCTGCTGTTATTGCTTGATCAATTTGATCCATTGCATGATTTTGCATGGGTCCCCATTTTTCTAAAGAACTTTCATCCCCCACTTTTGGTTTTAAAAGATTGTGATCAGTTGACTGAACATATCCTGTGTTGCTAAATTCTGACCCATATCCTGACCCACCAGATGAATAGTAATAGAGAGTGTCTGTCGTTGATCCTGAAGTTACGATGGTTGTCTTTGCTCCTGCCTGTCCAGCCGTACCTGTCTTTGTTACTCCAGTGGTGTATTCACTATTCCCTGAGTTGTCTGAAGTTGCACTGAACTGTAAAATGTGTCCGGCATTGGAAGTATGAGATTGATCAAATATGTATGTATCACCGTCCCTGAATGTTAATTTTACAGGCTCTCCTGATCCATCAATGATGAACTTTGAGCTTACTACTGTTACTGTGTACGTTATCGTTGCCATATTAGAATGTTGGGTGCTTTGCTAAGATTATGTATTGAACTACCAAATATGGGTGCATTGTATTATGGGCATCATTGTTACCAGTGTTTTCTGTTGCGGTTATGCCTATTAAAGATGGGCCAGTAGTTCCAGTATGTTGATGTTCAGGATCAGTAAGAGTATGCTTGTGACCATTATTTGATGCTCCATCATTTTTCAATAAAGATGCCCCTGTTTTAGTAGATGTAGTACCATGAGTATCTTCCCTCCAGTTATTCAGTGCTTGAATCATGGTATCACCTCGTGCTGTAGACTGGTTAGGCTGGTAATCAGTCATTCTGAAAAACGTATGGTTATGGTCATTCAGTTCAACATTTGATTTTGCAAGGTTAGTTTCTGCAATATCTGTAGCAGCATCATCAGTGGTAAAAGTATGAACATGAGTCGTATTTGGAATAACGTGAGAATGCTGTTCAAGTTCACCCTCTGATAGTTGATGAGCTTCTTCACCACCACTGGCTGCTATTGCTCTTGTTGAACGACCCGAAAGGGAAGCAGTGTTATACCCTATTGGTGATCTGGAACGTAAATCCGGCACATTAAAGGTATTTGAACCATCCCCTACCCCGTATGTTGTTCCAATCAACGAAAAAAGAGCAGAATAAGTAGTCCTCGAAATTGCAGTACCATCACATATTAGCCATGTGCCACCATTCCCGGTTGCTGTTGGTGCTGCTGCTGCCGTGTGCATCTGGATTGTCCCTATAGGCAGTGCCAGTGCCAGAAGCTCCGTGATTTTATCGAGTGCCACATTCAGGGTGCCACCCCAGCTATTTCGATAACCTCCGACGGTTGGCTTTTCTATTGCAAAATTAGTCGTGTTTGCCATATTTTAATCTACTGTTTGTGTTGTCCAAGTTGTCTCATCTACAAGCTGGGAGTCCCATGCTAGAAACCCGGAAGCTGATACAGTACCAGTCCCTTTTGGAGTTGCCATTTGTGGTTTCCACGTCATTTTAATTCCTGACATTCTAATTATTGTTGTTGCTGGTATATCTAAATATCCCCCTTGTACCAGCCCGGAAGCAATATCAACATTTACAACTCCCTTACTATGGAGTGTGCTGGTAGTAAAAAAGTTGTACCCGGCAACTGCCATTGTCCCGGTTGATTGACTTTCATCAATCGCAGTCTTAATAAGGCCCTTACCAAAGTTGGCCTGACCAAAATTTCTACTGCCAAAATAAAGCATCAATCAAGTTGTACTTTCAGATTCCCGGCATCGATCTGGAAAATATCCCCGGTGTTGACCGTCTTGGGATTAGCTGTAGTAAAGTCTGTTTTTGTCAGTTCTTCATAGGCTAGAATATTACCAGACGATGAAGCATCTACCACTGCTGCATGGGTTACTGTACCCCAGTCACTCGTAGCTGCCGGAAATGTGATTGCAGAGGTATTACTTGCCTGTGCAGTACCTGACCCTGCTATCGTCCATGCCACTGACTGACGGGCATATCCACCCCCAGACACTTCTGTACCACCACCTGCATCTGACGGGGTAGAAGTATATAAAGCTACATAAATGGTGGTTGGGGCCGTATATGCTGTACCTCCAAATACATGATTGATTATTTTATCTTCTAAAAAATTAGTGAAGCCTGCCATGTTATCCTATCCAAATGGTGAAAATGTTATTGTTGGAGTTGTTCCTGAGAATCGTGCCTTCTCGTCGGAAGTTTTAAGTTGTTCAAGTATTTGCTGATACCGTCCTGCCCAAATACCTATTCTCTCATCTGCCTGTAGATATGGTGCACTTTGAAGTAGGGACCCAAAGAGGTAAATGTCAGGATGGGAGTCAAGCAACCAGTTTGTTGTATTAACTGCCAGTGGGGGGATTTCCTGATAATACACAATTTCCAAGGTATATTCTGAATCTGGCACGGGAGCAAACTCTATGTTATTCTGCATTATAGAATAAAATATAGGCTTGCCTGTAGCATCATTTGCCCTGTGAGCATCCAAGTTTTCTAGGTTACGGTATTCAAGCACTGTTACTGGATCAGTCATTAACTCAATATTCCTCATCCCCAGAAAATCCACTGGTAGTTTAAGGTATTGCTTGGAAACTGGTGCCCTTGTCCTGACACTCATTTCCCTTGTACGGAGCACCCTGTTCAATTCTGCCTCTGTCATCCTGATAAAATCTGGAATAACATCAGTCAAATCTGACCTGTTCAGGAAGTCTGCTACTGATGCTTGCAACTCCGTGTAGTTAGTCAGTGCCATAATTCTCCGTGATGTAAACTTTTAACTTCCTGTGACAATTTATGATCTATAACACATGCAATTTCTTTTTCCCTGCATTGCTTCCAGAAGGCTACATGATCCTCCTCAAAGCCCGGTGTATCACCAATCTGGTCATTCTTGAAGAACGGCAGATCAAGAACGTCGAAAACGGGCATATTCATCAACACCATCCCCATTGCTACACCATCCACTTCTTCATACTCAGGCAGTTTTGGGTCCGGCTTAACTGGCATGCCAGCACGATATGCGGAGTATTCTCTTGAGGCATAATCCCGTAAGTAATTTACTCCTACGGCTGCCCTTCCTATTGCCAGCATTCTATGTATTGAGTCTGGTGGAAAACTCAACTCTGGCATCAGGAAAAGAACATGGGTTGCATCCCAACCGATTGCATCACCAATAAGACGATGCTTAATTTCCGGCATTACCTTGCCACCGTAGGCAAATACCGATATTTCGTGCTCTCCTTCGTATTCACTGCTTTGGAAGTGCTGGACCATATTTGCCAAGCACTCTCCAAATTTGTAAGGCCAAAAACCACTGAATGAGGGTACAAGTACAGCAACTCTCAGAGATTTCCGGGCCACGTCCTGAAAGGTTTGTTCTCGTGAGCATTTGCCCATTTCTTCCAATCCTTTGGTGTCCATTTCTCCCTTAAAGATTGATCCAGAACATACTGAGGAATTATGGCAGCATGCCTTAAATCCTTTGCAGGTTGTAGATCACTCATATCTTTAGCCACTTCAATAATGGGTTGAACATCTTCCTTGTGTTCTACAGTGAAGGTGTTCTCATGCTGGTCGAAGGAGAAAATTTCCTGTCTCCCCTGCGACCAGTCTAAGAGCCTCTTTTTAGAGGGTGAAAGCATTATTAACTTGCATTCAGGTCAGCACACACTCCTGAAGCTGCCTCATTCTTGGCAATCAGGGTGTATTCAACAAGCAATGCCCTTTTAATTGCATCACCAGTTTTTGCCACTTCTTCCTGTTTGAAGTCTCTGAAATATGCTACAGACCAGTATTCCGGGTCCAAGATAAATGCAGATCGTTCACGTTGGAAACGATTTGGGATAACTTTCAAATCCCCGAAATCGGATGCATACAAGTCGGCTGCTGCCTGAATCTTGGTTGCACCAATCATCTGACGTGCAGACGATCTCCCTGTGAATCCACTAACCACACCCTTGTTGAATGGGCCAACCATCAATACTGACGGATCACCACCAGAAGAGTATGTGCTTTGGATAACGGCTTTAAGGATAGTTTCAGTAAAAGCCCTCTGAGTTCCATCAGTAGGGGCTGCACCTGCACCTGCTCCTGCACCGTTGGTTCCACGAGATTTATTTGTGGAAGTCCATGTTTCAAGACCACCGAGTGTCCTAGCTGTGCCAGTTGCACCAGCAGCCTTTGCTACCTTGCCTGTAAGTGCAGTTTCCATGTCCCTCTTGAGGGCCTTGGAATTTTTTGCGAGCTGGTATGCCATCTCTGAGTCCCTGCCAGCATTGTTACCTGCCTGCTGGGTTCCAGAAACAATGACAGTCTTACGTGAGATTTGGGTGTAATTACCCAGTCTTACGGTAGGTGTCACTGCTGTGAAGGCATATTCATCCCCTTCGATATGGGCATTAGCTGCTGCTGCTGCTACATTATATTCGATCAAGTTCGTTACTTCTTGACCCGACCTTACGGTCTGCTAGACATTCCTGCCTAGATTAGACTATATCACCATCCACATGGGATGCTCTGCACTTCCAGCCACTTGGCTGTACGGGTAAAACCCTAGTCGTTGAACCTTCCCTTTCGGGCTTGGCTGCTGATTGTCCGTTCTGGAGTTCCCAGCAATTCACAGAGTTTTCAATTACACATTGCTGCATAATGGCACTAGATTCCTAATGCGTCAGTTTGCCACTCAGCCAGAGTGTTTGTTGCCTTTGATCGACCACACATCGACATAAATGGCACATCAGAAGGCGAAATATTATAGATCGTATCGGCTAAATTTTCACGACGACCTATAGCCTGATATGTTTGAAAAGTATTTGCTACAATAGCCATTATTACTCCTTATTTAGAACGAATCATATTGAAAAATACCCCGGCTGCATCATCGACACTGCCGGTTTTCTTTAACCTAGCTGCTGCCTTGCCAGCTTTGAGTTGACTGGGTTCTCCAGACTTTGATCCTGCCTTCATGGATTTACGTGCTACGGGTTTTAAGCCTTTGCGTTTTTCAGTTAGTTGGTCATATAAAGCAGCCTTTCTCATTGTTGCGACTGCTCTGGCATCATAGGCATTGTCTAACTCTTCTTGTGTAAATCCTACTTTTTTACCATATTCAATAACCAACTTCTTTTCTGCATCAGCTATTTCTGTGTTGTCCCACTCTGGGATTAGTTTTTTCAACTCCCCGTGTTGAGATTC